TCGACTTCTAAATCTTTCATGTCGTCCTCAAGCATTTTTTCATAGATGCCACGTGATTTTTCTATTACAAATTCATGGAATAATGCATCTGCGCCATCGCGATCATTATTCACCAATTTTTCGAGCATTTGCTCTAGTTTTGATTGTTCTGCCATTGTTTTCTCCTGTTAATATTTCATTGGTAAGGCTGTCTACTATTATTTACACTTTTGTTATAAAATACGTGGAAAATGGTGTCAAAACGGGCTGTTTTGACATCTGATTGTTAAAAATCATAATATCTTCTAAATTCACTCACAGTTATGTGAGATAAATTAGAAACTTTCTTCAACTGTTTAGGTACAAAATCATCGTCATCTTCAACTATTCTAATGTACCTAGTACCTGCATGTGCTTCACATGTACTTGCAGTTTGCCTTTCCCAATTGCCAAAATAAGTAGCTGGTTCGCCCTTTTTCTTGTAATTGTGTGTTCCGGCGTACAAGTTATTTACCTTTGTACGCTGTCCATTTGTATCTGGTTTGCCATGAAAATCAAATCCTAAAATGTAAATTGTGTCATGACCGTGTGTGCTTGCAAGCCATAATGCCGTAGGTCCACTGCTCCAACCCTTGCTAGGTTGGAAAAATTTAAATCCTTGCATTGCATTAAACTGTTTATTTGGATTAGTCCATACCTCATTTTCCATTTGCCACTTACATTGATTTATTTCTAGTATCATTTTAACATCTACTGCTACTAGATAATGAGGTTGGAAATGCCTGTACACTGCATTACAAGCATAAACTTTTCCGTAATTTTTAAGTGAGTAGAGATCAATGTCTTTACGACTCTCGCCATTTCCTATAACGAAAGCTACCGTCATCGGTTGTCCTCTTTATACTGCTTCTGGTTGGCTCGATATGCCGTACATTTGTTTTACAAACTCAAGTTCTTTTTCTTGTTCTTCAGCATGTAATTCAGATGCTCGACGTGCTTTATTGATTTGACTAAGAGTTAATCTTGTTTTACGTGTGTCGTCACGCTTGACAATACTTTCGTCATCAGTCGCATCGTAGACTTTATCTTCGATTGGCTCAATGGTTTGTTTATCAAAATAAAAAATTTCTCTTAGTATCATGTAACTATTTATGCTTCGGGCGTTGGTTCGGCGCCACCTGCGCCTCCTGCTCCTGCATCTCCTCCTGCTCCGGTAGAATCAGTTGCTCCTGCTTGTACTGTTGGATCTTCACCTTCAGGTGCTGTATCAGTTGCTCCGTCAATATCTCCTGCAATACCTGCTCCACTTATTCCAGCAGTTCTCATTTCACCTTGTGCGTCAGTTGGTGGTGGAGTAAGGTTTTCTGCATTTTCTTCTTTCCAATAGCGTTCATTTTCTGCAAGTTCCGCATCACTCATTCCTAAGAAACGTTTCATTGCATATCTGTTACTGATAAATGGAATAGCTTGTATTTGAGCAAACGTACCAATACGCTGATTGTCTAATTCGCTTTGTCTATAGCTTGCAAAGTTTTGTGGTGGTTGAAATAGTAAATCAAACATTGCAATATCAATGTTTACACCCTTTTCTATCAAATATAATTTAAATTCTTGATTGAATACTTCAGCTATAAGGTTCTGTAGACGTTCGCAATACTTGTTAAAGCGTAGCTCTTGTATGTATGCAGTTCCCACTCTACCGTCGTTAAAGGAGCTTTGTCCTTCGTCTTGGGCCGCCGCTGGCAAATAAGAACTAGGAATACGTAAACCTCTTACCAGTTTGTTTGTAAAGTATTTCAAGTCATCTATTTCACCTAGGTTAGTACCGCCAGGCAGTGTTTCAACCTTAGATCCACGTCCTTCTGCTGTTTGCGGAAAGAAGTAGTCTTCGTTGGTTGAAAGAGGGTTATATGCAGAGTCTATGACTGTTGTTCCGCCCCCTGTCTTCGATGGGATCCTTCTTTGATGGATTTCCGTTTTTACACGCTCCACAAATTGCATAGCAAGGTGTGATGGCATGTTACCCACATCAACGTAAAATACTCTTCTTTCCGGCGCTCTTTGTGTTCTGTAAATTATAATAGCATCTTCTAGTAATTCTTTTTGTTTGTATACTTTAAATATACCTTCAAGCAATGAATTACCAAACGGTGCATTGTTGTCAAGTCCTTCAGACAAACTTAAATGAACCATGTGTTCTGCGTTTACTGCTATCTCTTTTTGTTTATCAATACCAAATCTTGAATTACTGCTCTGTGTAGAAGTGTTACCTACCATACCTCTTACGCCGCCTGTCAAGTAACCGTCACCGCCTCCAGTAACGTTACCGTTTGTTGTGTAAGGAGTTGTAGCAACTTTGTCTGTAAAATTAAGATTAATATCTTTCACAATATATTGCTCAGGTTTTTTACCTTCTGATTCATTAACGATAATGCTTGAAACTTTTGCAGGATCTACATGAAACCATTTTTTGTTTTCAGGATCTCTAATAAAAAATGCATCACCAAATTTAAAAACATTTCTAACAATCTTAAACATTCTTGTACCAAAGTCATTTAACTTTGTCCACTGTTGTAAGTATTGTTCTAAAACTTTTATTTCCGAACCGGTTGCAGGTGATTTAAAATCTAAACTAAAACTTGTTTTGTTTTGTGGGTTTTGTTGTGTGCAAAATTCTGCAAGAATGTCAAGTGCCGCATTTACTTCACTGTCCTGATCCATTACATTATATTGTCCGTAACGTTCTACTCTGTTTGGTGCACCTGTATATACATCTGGCAAGAAACTGCTGTAATTTGTCCTTGCTGGACCTGGTTGTGTACCACTTGTGCTTAACGGGCTTTTAGCACCCGTGCTATATTCGTATGGTGTAAAATGTCTTTTCCAACTCATTATCTATTCCTAACCGGTCATCAAATTGCCCGAATTTGCTCCAACCAGCCTATTATTCTTTTTCTGCAAGTCTATTAGCTCTCTCATGTTAGTATTTAACATTGCTAGGTCGGTATTGCCTTCTGTTGTGGAACCTTTGTATGATGTCTTTTTATCAACGTTTTGCTCTTTTGAAGAATCTTTTGGTGAACTTTGTTCTTCATCATCGTCGTTCCACCAATTTTTTAATTTTTTGAAATATCCATCATCCTTTTTATCATTGTTTTTTGGCATTTCATCTTCATCATCATCACCAAAAAATGGTACCCAGTCAGGTATCATGCCTTTGAAAAATCCCTTAAAGTCAAAATCCAAAAGTCCTTTGAACCAATCTATGATTCCTGTGAATGCATTTTTGATTCCTTCTACAGCGTCATCCCATGCTTTTCCAACTGCATCGAATATTCCCAAATCAAGTAACTTATCCACTGCGAACAAGGCACCAAGTGCGGCCGCGATACCACCGCCAATTAAAGCCGCTATTCCTAAAGGACCTGCTCCTAGCAATGCGGCAAACCCTAAGGCAAGCAATCCTGCTATCTTTGCTCCACCAAAGTAAAGTGCTACTGCACCACCTATTGCTAAAAATGTGTTTGTTGCAAAGTCTTTTAATGCAGGCAAAATTACATCATTAAATGTGCCTGCAGGATCTTGTAAGAATTTTTTTCCAAATGCTACCATGTCTTGTATGATCGGACCTAGTTTTTCAACGAACTCAGTAATCTTAGGAAGCATATCTGATTTGAAATAATTGATAGCATTCTCCATCATTTCTTTACCATCTGTTTTCAGCCAATCCCATGCGGCGTTCATCGAGTCAGTGATTGTGTCTGCAACGGCATCCATCTGTGTTTGTGCTGTTTCGTAACTAGGTATTAGACCTGATATTGCATCTGTAATTTCCTTGAACGGTCCTTCTGGAGATAGGAAAGCATTTTGCAATTTGCTGGAAGCCATTTCAAGAGTTTCAGTACTCTGTGTAATCGTTGCTGTAAAGTTATCCCTTGCAGTCTGTTCTTTATCCATTGCCCCTGCAGTGGTCTCCTGTGTTAAAACAATTTGTCCACCTATTCTCAAAGCGTCACCTAGGGTTGAATTCATTGCGGCATCAACACCACCGTCTTTAAATTTCATTGCAAGGCTTTGCATCTCAGTACCAACATTCTTCATGAAGTTGTTGAATTCTTCTGGTTTCATGTTTTCAACGTCTTCTGCAAATTTTCTAAATGTCGGAGAGTTAGCCATCAACTGTTGTGTTACAGGATCGTTGGCAACTCCGTCAGCCATGTCTAGCAATGCCGCTTCAAATTCTTTGGATTTCGTTCCAGCAAGTTCTAGGTTAGCACCAAATTTTATTTGCTGATCATCAGACATTTGCATTAATGCAACCTGTCTTCGTATGTCAGTATTCTTTTGTCGCATTTCTGCTTCAAGTTCTTTTCTACTTTTACCAGACAGTTTAGCAATTTTATCTAATTCTAATGCATACTTGGCACTTTGTTCAGCAAGTTGCTTATCTGTCATCAATCTATTTCTACCAGTACCTTGTAAAAATTCGTTATAGTTGATTAAGTTTTCATTAAGTTCCTGTGTAGTAAAGCCCATAGCACGTAGTTGCATACCCATATCGCTTGTTCTAAATTCTTTTGAAAGTCTTGCAAAACGTCTTGAACCGTCTTGTACAGAAGAACCAAAAAGTCTTAAACCTTCTGTATTATTTGCAACTGTTTCTGCAAAGGTTTGTTGTGACAATCCTGCTTCGCCTGCTACTCTAGTAAGTTCAAACATGTCATTACTAAAGCCTGCTCCGACTGCCGATAAGTCTTTGAATACCTGAACTTGATTTTCTATAATTCCTGTAAACTGTCCTAGTATTGGTACGTTCTTTGTGAAAGAATGGATGCTGTCTGCACCCTTCATCATTTCTACGCCAACGCCTGTTACCGCTCCGATTGTGCCTGTGGCCGCACTAAGAAGTTGATTGAATACTCCGCCAACGATACTACCGGCCGCTTTGGCCATGCTTTTAATAGCACTTGCACCTTCGCTGGACGCTTTACCTAAATTAGTAACATTTTTTGCGGCTTTTCCGGAAGCGGCTCCTACAGCTCCACCGCCACCTGCGCCTCCTGCTTGAGATGGTTGAGCACCTGATCTGCCTCCTAAAGCTCTTAATATCTCTCTAAGAGTTGATTCAGAAGCGGCATTATCCGCTTTTACTTCACCTATTCCGGGTATGTCAACTGTTACTGCCATGAATTATATACTCACTTTATTATACACCATAAATAACTATGCTATTTTATTAACTATATTTAGCAGGAGAAATAAACATGGTAGATAATAAATTCCCACCAAACATGGGACAACAAGGTATGCCAATGCAACCGCCTGTTCAACAACCGGTTGGGAACCCATTAGCTAGACACCTTAGACAACCAAAGATCTACATAAGATTGCCAAGCGGCGGAAACTACTGGCCACAAGGGTCTTTGGAAAAGACGGAAAACGGTGAGTTCCCTGTTTACGCAATGACAGCAAAAGATGAGATTACTTTTAAAACACCTGATGCTTTGTTAAATGGACAAGCAACAGTGGATGTAATTCAAAGCTGTATGCCAAATATCAAAAATGCATGGCATACACCATCTATTGACATGGATGCAATTTTAGTTGCAATCAGAAGAGCCAGTTTTGGTGATGAAATGACCATGACTGCAAAAGTACCTGGTACTGATATTATGAAAGACTTTAATGTAAATCTTTCTGGTATTTTTGATAATCTTATGTCAGCAACTTATGTTGACTCATTTCAGATACCTGGATTCAAAGTGCAAATTATACCCTTGAGTTATAAAACCATAACAGAAGGAACTATTAAAGCATTTGAAGAACAAAGGATCTTTTCAATTGTAAACAATGACGATCTAGCAGATGCTGATAAACTTTTACAGTTTCAAAAAAGTTTTCAAAAACTTACTGAGTTGAATGTGAATACACTTATTAATAGTGTGATTGCAATACAACCAGATGGTGACGAAGTAGCTGTTGAAAATCCAACTCATCTAAAAGAATTTTTAGAAGGTTGTGATGCTGAGACATTTAATCATATTAAAAATCACATTGAACAGGAACGTGGCAAGTTTCAACAACAACCAATGAAGGTTAGTGCAACTGAAGAAGAAATTGAAGCAGGTGCACCTAAAACTTACGACTTACCTATTACATTTGATCAGGGCACTTTTTTCGCCAAAGGATCTTAACGTGGCCCCTCGACAAAATCCTGAGCGAGGTTAAGGTCCTCGAAAACGAGGTAGCAGAAATAAAAAATGGAGTAATCCGAATTACCTGGTGGATGCGTGGTGGAATACCTCTTGACCAGGCTTACCTCTTAGATAAAACTGATCGAACTATAATTCAAGATTTAATTCAAGAAAATTTAGATACTGCCAAAAAGACTAAACAACCGTTCTGGTAATATTATGCAGTTGGGCTTTTTGCTTTGCTGTGAACTGTAGCTTTAGCAGGAATAACTTTGTTTATTGCTCTCTTGATACCGCTTTGTTTCTTTGCCGGTAAAACTTTTGCTTTCTTTGGTGCAGGTTCTTGGGCACCTAAAACTTGTTTAAATTGTTCAATGCCATCTTGTCCTGTAGCTTTAATTTCCTGTGCTAACTGAGTAATTAATGGGTTTCCTAATTTTGCTGTGCTTCCTATTTTTCCAGTTTTGTCATTTACCCATTGTCCGCCTTTCCATGTAAAGCCTGCTTTTTGAGCTCCAGCCATTCTATTAGTAATGTTTGGACCGTCCTTGGACGTAGCTGTACTACCGGAAGTAGCTGTATCACCCGCACTTGATGTTGTGCTTGCAAGATTTACTTCTGCAGATTTTCCTATTGCACTTATGCTGTCATCACTCAATCCTTGTGAACTTAATAAATTGTAAATTGATCCTGAATCTGTAGGCTTTCCTAATTTAACCCATGCTCTGTTTAGCTTTTTAGCTGTTACTTTTTGTCCTAATTCTTTTCCAACGCTTTTAACAGTTCCTCCAACAGCTTTAGCACCTTTACCTACTGCACTTGCCGCTTTGCCTACACCACGTTTAAATTTTGCACCTAGTGAATTAGGATTGTTTAAAGGAAGCTCTCCCTGTTTTTCTTTTTCTAACAAGTATTGTTCGAATAGATGTTCCATTACATCTATGTCCTCAACGCTTTCTTTTTTATCTCCACCGCCTTTTAATTCTAGCTCTAACTGCTTAGGTAATGGTTTTACCTTGTGCATGTTTTCTTTGTTTGAATCAACTGTTTGCATAGCACCTTGTGCCGCCGCGGCTAATGCCCCGCCTGAATCATTTACTACTTTAATTGCTTCATCTGCATCATCTAACACAGCAATAACTTGATCTATTTGATCACTTGTAAGCATGTCTTTTGGAATGTCTTGAATTGTTAAAGCAAGTTCTGTAAGATCTTCGTTAGCTACCTGGGTAGCAGAAAGAAACTCATGCAGTCTACCTGCCGCTTGGTAATATTCTGGTGAAAAAGTTTTTACTGATTGAGTTGCCGCTAATAAGTCTTGGTATTGTGAAACTTGATCTGGTGTCATTGCTGTATAATAGCTGTAATAGAAACCATTGATGTTACCAGATGATTTATGCATCATTGCGCCGTCTAAAACTCCTTTGTCGAAACCTGCGTCAGCCGCCGCTTTGCTAACTGCTTCGTCAAAGTTTGCTTGTTCAAATCCGTTCATCATCGCATCTGCTTCTGCTTCTGAAGCCGCCGCCATGTTTCCAATCATGTCATCTGTAAGATAGTTAAATGCCATACCAGCAAGAGCACCGTATGCCGCCGTCTTAGCTGACTTACCTACTGCTGTTGAAAGTTTTTCGCCTTGCAGTAAATCCTTTGAAGCTCTTAATACCAAACCAGCCGCGGCACCACCTGCAGGTCCACCTGCGAACGCCGCCACAGTTGTAAGTATGCCAACTGCTAAACTTGCCTTGCCTGGATTGTCTTTTGCCCAATCAGACACACGTTTTACGCCTGCTACTATTTTAGAATCTTTATCGCCTATCTTCTTTTTAAGTTCTTCAAACTTTGCATCCATGTTCTTGACAGGTCCGGCATTCTGTGCCATTCTACCAAGTTCATTGATTTTCTTGTCAACTGCCTTTGCAATGTCAACTGGTAATTTTGCGGCCGCTCCCACTGCCCCGCCGACCTTACCAAGCATGGTCTTGTTTTGACCACCTGCTATTGATTGTTGTTCAGCACCCTTGAATATGTCTTGAATTTGATCAGTTGTTAGAGTTGCTTCTGCCAATCTGTTGTATTCTTCCAACAAAGGCCAAAGTTCTTTTTCCCATCTGTTCAAATATATTTTTTGTGATTCTGTTAGATCCTGATAACCTTCGCTCAGTATCTGTCGTGTTTGGTTTTGATATTCTATTGCGTCAAGTATTTTCATTATTGTATCGCCTTGATCAAACTTGCTTTTTCAGACTTGCTCAGCTTTTTCACAGCTGACATTAGATTTGGATCTATGTTTGCTTTCTGTTTAGGCAATGGTAATTTTCTTCCCGCCGGTCTGTCCATCGGATCACTGTCCATTCCTGGTGGTAACTGTCCACCCTGCTGTTGTGCAAAAGGTTGTTTGCCTTTCGCGGGCGCCTGTGCCGGAGCCGCTTTAGCGGACGGTGCGGTAGCACCTACGTTAGTAGGAGCCTGTTTTTCAGTGTCTATCGTAGACTGTAGTATAGCTTTTGAAACTGCTTTGTCATCTATTACGCCAGAGTTAGGAACATTAATAGTGCTCATCTTCATGCTTCTTAACCAGTTTTGTAATTCTTCTGCAGGAACTTGGTTCTTGTTTGTTTTTATCTTGCCAAGGTGTTTTCTAAATGCACTGTAGGTTGCATTTGCCTTGTTGTTTGTTTCTATTCCGCCTTCAACACCTGACTTTGCGTCTTTGGCACCTATCATACCTAAACCCTTTGCTTTTAGCTTTTGGCTAAAGTTTGCCAAACGCCCTACGGGTTTTTCATCTAATTTCTTGTTTTCCTGTAAAATTTCATAAACTAACATGTCAATAATCCAAATTCGTTTTGTATATATATTTAGTCTTTGCCTAGGTAATTAAATAATCGACTATGATCACTAGATATCAAGTTATCGATTCACAAGGAAATGTGATTGATACGCTTAATTCACAAGAAGAAGTGGATTTCTACATACAAAACATGCGTGAACAGAATCCTCACGAAGTATTCACTGTGGAACCTGTACAAGTTAGTCAAGTCAAAGCTGGATTTGGACGCGATCCTGATTTGCATTAGTGGATTGATACTTCGTATCAATCGTGTTTTCGCTTGTCGCTCAAACACATTTTGTTTTGTTAATATTAAGTGCGAAGCACTTACGTTTCATGTAGATTGTTCAGTCAGACGGAACCTTACAGCGGTTCCATCTACCTCTAGCTTCATGTGAGTTCGCACAGCCGAGATCGGAAGTAGGTATTTTACTTGCTCCTTGGGCTCTGACCTTTCCCAACCTACGTCGACATCTAATACATAAAACTTGCAGAAAATGCAAGTATCCTGTATTATA